AAGAGCAAGACGATTACAAACCCATGTGGCATCCAGTATGAGCGACAAATTAAATATCTCAAATGAAATGGCACAGTTCGATAACAAGAACCGTGACTTCTTTGACGACCTTAGTCCAGAAGAAAATAAAAAGTTTAGCCCATTCTTGATGATTCGTTGGGGCGCCACAGTTGAAGGCAGTGCAGACATGCAGGCCTATTACTTGATGAGCACGAACGAAAAACTAAACAAGAACTTCTTTGATATCAGCACAACAGAACACAAAAAGTTTCAATGGTTGTTGGCAACTACAGTTAGTCCAGGACTGGGTAAACAGTATCACAAGTGGCTTGCAGGTAAAAAGAAAGAAAGCAACAACAAGGCTGCAAAGTTTTTAAGAGAATTGTATCCACATTTAAAAGAAGACGAAATTGAGTTACTCGGAAGACTTAACAGTAAAGACGATTTTAAACGACTGGCTAAAGAACATGGATGGGACGACAAACGAATCAAAGAGTACTTATAAATGTAAGTACTGCGAAAAGTCATTTGTAAAAGAATCAAAAACGCCGGGCACAACAGCAAAATGAAACAGGAGTCCAACTTGGATACAGGGCCTACTTACAATTCTATGAAATCACACAAGGATCAACTAAGCACAAGTCTTACGAGGATTTCGCTACTAGTCCTTATTATCTTGCTTTCGTTAAGTACGGACGGTATTTGGTTTCTATTCGTGCTGTCAATACTGTTAGTTTTACTACCTGGCTCCTCAAGAACAACAAAAAACTAGACTACTGGTGCAAGGACACCTTGTACGGAGAGTGGTTAGCAGACTATATCAAAAGAGAAGCAGTACAAGATGCACTAGAACGTGCGCTTAAAGAAATGCAACAATATGCAGACGATCATCCAGAACTTAAAAACGGCTTTCGCGACTATTTCAGATACGGTAACAACAATCGTATTATTCACCATATTACTAGTGGCAGGATCAGTCCTTGGGTTGTATTTAACTGTGGTAGCGGTGTTGAGTTTCTTGATGGATTATCTGAAGAGCAAGTGGAAATCCTACTTCCGCACATAGACCCAGACCACTGGCAACGCAAGTTTAAAGACTACATGTCAGACACTGAGTGGGTCAAACACATACTAGAGACAGCAGGACTATGAAATTCAAAAGTGACATCGACATTGACTTTGGGGATAGATCTCGAGCATTAGAATTGCTGAAGGTTATCCCTGCGGGTATTGTGCGTGATGGCAAGTTGATCAAACACAATACAGGTGTGTATCCTACAGATATCCCCATTGATCCATTTACAGGCACAGCCTCGATTGATCACAAGGCAGCAGAAGAGCGTGGCTACGCTAAACTGGACTTTTTAAACGTGTCGTTATATACGCAGATAAAGGATGAAGCACATCTGCAACATTTGATGTACACAGAACCGCTGTGGGACTTGTTGCTACAAAGAGACTTCTGTAGTCAACTAATACACATTGGCAATCACTACGATACGTTAGTTAAAATGCCGGAACCTGTAAACAGCATACCACGTATGGCCATGTTGTTGAGTGTGATTCGTCCTGCCAAACGACATCTAATCGGCAAACCCTGGCGCGAGGTTGGGGAAACTGTGTGGGATAAGCCACTAGATGATGACTATTATTTTAAAAAGTCACACGCTGTAGCGTATGCACATCTAGTTGCAGTACACATGAACTTGATCTGCGAAAAGATCAGTTACGGATTCAGTTAATCTAAGCGGCGCACCAGCGTAATACTGCGGCGCTTACTGCGTTTACTGGCCATCTCTTTTAGGCTAGTTTGTGGACCTACTTTGATTTCCACGTCTTTACTGTTCATAGTCTTAACGCAAGGCTTGAACATGACCCAATCTGTTTTGAGAAACACATTGATTGGGATTAATCTATTACTTTCCCACCACCACTGCTCGCCTAGTTCCAGGAACTTGGCCTTCTGCTCCGGCGTCTTTAAACTGCCAAAGTCGTAGATGGTGGTTATCTGCTCGTCTGCGTTTTGGACGATCCCGATATAATCATTGCCCCCGTATACTAGGTACGTTATAAAGGGATATTGTTCTAAAAGACGCTGTATTTCTTCCACGTGTTTTCGCTAAATATGTTAAAGATAATCCCAAAATGCAGACTATCAAAACTTATTTATATGACAACACAGTGGAGGTCCAAATTTTGGATACCTCCATATTCACTGTAAGGAACCGCCAAGTGTATAGCCGCCCAATTAAAGTTTACCAGGGTATAGATAACCCCATCCAAGTTCTAGTTAAAAATCAAGATCAAAAAAAAGTTGATCTAACAGGGTACGCACTACAGGCAGATATCCAAGACCCAGTCAATCAAGTTACTGTTAACAGTTATGCAGTTACTTGGGCAAATATTCAATTAGGTCAAGGGCAGTTTACTATTGACAGTACTACGGTGAATAGTCTTGAGCAACGGTTTTATAAATTAACTTTTAGAACAATTAACCAAGACACAGATGCAGAAAAGCCTGTGTATGTAGATGACAATTACGGCGTTCCGTTGGATTTGGAAATCCTTCCGGCATACTATGCAACAACAACACCAGCGCCTTTAACAAATGATATTGTAGTAGACGGCGGAACATTATAATGGCAACAGCAAACGTAAGAATTTCACAAATCCTATTAAAACGCGGAAATACTGCCGCAGCCTCTTCATATACTGGTCCTCTTGGTGAAGTTATCATTGATACAGGATTGCAAACTCTCCGTATCCAGGACGGGTCAACACCGGGCGGCTATATTATTCAAACAAACGGTGGCGATAGTACTATTACTAGTGCAAACGTTGCAACCGGTAATTTGATACTTACATTGGGTGATAACAGTACTATTGATGCCGGTTATGTAATCGGAGATCAAGGCCCGCAGGGAGATCAAGGTATTCAGGGTACCCAAGGTATTCAAGGCATCCAAGGCAATGCCGGACCGCGAGGCGAACAGGGTATCCAAGGTATTCAGGGTAATGTTGGCGCACAAGGCGCACAAGGTATTCAAGGTATCCGCGGAAACACAGGACCACAAGGCGCACAGGGTATACAGGGAAATGTAGGCCCACAAGGTATTCAGGGTAATGTTGGTGCACAAGGCATACAGGGCATTCAGGGTAATGTTGGTGCACAAGGCATACAGGGCATTCAGGGTATCAAAGGCGACCGAGGTGACCAGGGTATCAGCGTAACACTAGTTGGTAACGTAGCATTACCTGAGGATTTAAGTTTCAGCGGCAACGCTGGAGAAGCATATATTGTTACTAGTACAGGCAACTTGTTTTTCTGGAACACTACTATTAGTAGTTGGGCTGACATTGGTCCTATTGTTGGTCCACGCGGTGACAAAGGCGATACTGGTGAGCAAGGTATCCAAGGCGAGCAAGGCATTCAGGGCGAAACTGGCCCACAGGGACTACAGGGCGAGCAGGGTATACAAGGAGAAACTGGACCACAGGGAGTTCAGGGCGAACAAGGTATTCAAGGCAACCAAGGGCCACAAGGTGAACAGGGTATACAGGGAGAGACTGGCCCCCAGGGCGAACCTGGAATCCAAGGTGAACAAGGCGTTCAAGGAGATCCTGGTCCGCAGGGTGAGCAAGGTATACAAGGCGAATTTGGCGTTGGGATTCCAGTGGGCGGCGCAGCCGGACAAGTATTGGCTAAAGTTGATGGCGATGACTATCACACCGAATGGGTAGACCAAACTGGGGGTGTACAAACTGATAGAATTACTAATGGCGAATACGAAGCAGTTTTAGATAGCAACGGCAGCTTGATTTTACCTACTGGTGGTGCAATTTGGCTTGAGTATGGTTATATTGATCAAGACCAAGACATTGATGGTGATGCACTCAGACTCAGTGGCGGTAATTGTGTAGTTATTAATACATCTGAGGACGGCACCAAGTGGCTATTCACTGCTGACGGCAATTTAGTATTACCGACTATAGTGGACTTTACTTCGAGTCCTGCAAGCCAACTTGGCGGCAACATTGTATTTGGTGACGGTACCGTACAAAACACAGCGTACACAGGCGATAATACAGAACAAGGTGATCCAATTGTATTAGTGGACAACATCGGACAACCACCTGATGCAGGATCGCTATGGTATAACACCGACGATGGTAGACTGTACGTTGCGGATGGTACTCAGTGGGCCGATGCAAGCCCTACAGTTATTCCGGGTAACATGGTTGAGTATGAAAGCGATAACTCAATTGAATTGCGTGGCAACTTAGTATTCCTGGACACTACAGAACAAACTACAGCGTTTAATTTAAACCCTGGAACTACAGCACCACCTGCTGGCATCTGGTACAACACAGACGATGGTAGACTATACAGCAAGATTGGCAATGTATGGGTTGATACTAACCCAGCAGTAGTTGCAGAAAATGCAGTTACATTCACAGATGGTAACATTGTATTGCCTGAAGACAGCTACATAACTTGGGCTAACGGACAAAGTATTCTACAAGGAATCACTGGATCAAATCCCGACGCAGTGACTTACAACGTAGATAACGATATTGTTCTTAGATCAGGTACTGTGATACGTAATAGCCTTGGAGCCAATATACTAGATACTATCACAGTACCAGCGCCTACTCAGGTAGCTTCACATGGTTACGATAATCCAAATATGGTTGTGCCTGAAGGCAATGATCT